CGTGCGGAGCTCCAACTCTGGAGGCAGGAAGATCGTATCACGCTCCTCGTAAGCCTTGACCACTGACGGTTCGTCAATGAGAATCACGGTCTTGCCACGGTGCTCATCATTCAGGAACGACATACCGTGTGGATCATCTTCATCAATGATTAATGTCTGACCGTTTTCATCGCGAGTGTTTGACTCCAGCTCACGAAACACCTGCCACGGTTCCCAGTTCTTGCCGAGCTCAGTCGTGTACGGCATCTCCTGGTACTGCCAGCGAGAGAGCATGCTCTTCCGCTTACGCATCCGGATGACCTGGAAGGTCTTGCCACGGAACTGAGTTTCCTTGGTATAGAACTCGTGCTGCACCCCGTCGACAATGACGGTCATCTTGCAACCGAGCCGGGCGATGACCGCCGTAGCGATCTTGAGGCCGGTGCCGAAGAACCCGATAGGGCTGGTCGTATTCGGCTTGGCGTTGAAACCGAAGGTGGTAAACGAGCGAAGGTCGATCGCACCATCGGTGACGAAAGCTAGATGCTTCATAGCGTAGTCGCCTTGAGGTTCATGCCCCGAAGGAAGGCGTCGAAGACTTCCTGCTGAGCGCTGCGGACTTCCACGAAGTAGAATGTGGGACGAGTGGATTCTCGTTCCATCTCTATGAGGACCGCCTTAGCAGCGAGCTCATAGGAGAGTCGAGTTTCGTTGGCCTTCAGACAGGCACTGATATGGGAGCCAGAGACCCCGATCATCTTGCCGACCTTCGTCTGATTGCCAATGATTTCCACTAACCGAGACAGAGCCACCGGCTCGCATGTGCCGATTGGTGAGTTGAAGAACTTCTTTTCCGGCTTCATTACTTCGCCGAGATCCTCAAATGACTTGAGGAGACCAGCCTCATTCGCTTTCGCTTTCATAATGCCCTCCTTGTGTTGGCACGATAACCCTTGCATATAGAGGGTCAAATGACAAGTGCAATTATTCTTTAACCGAACAAATCACCTTGAGTCTGTTCCACGGTCTCCTTCTTCTTCTTGGGCTCTGCCGAAGATAAGTCGTCCCCATCCCTAAAGCCCAAGAAGACTGGAAAGCGAGGAGCTTCCTTCACGCCGCCTGGGAAATACTTGAACTTGACCAGCTTGCCGAGATAGTCAATCTGGTTATCCCAGATCTCTTGCCGCTGAGCCATGTCAAAGCCAGTTCCGATCCTGACCTTGTATGGCGTTCCATCTGGGAACTGACCTTCGGCAGTCAGGGCTCCAAGCATCTCCATGCCGACGAGATTCTCCTGGTGAGAAGTCCGTTCCATGTAACCGAGAGCATTGATGTCGGCTTCGTTGCCATTGTGCATGAACTCGATGAAGCCAGTCACCCGAGCCTCGGTATCGTGAAACTGCTTCAGCTTGATCAACTCTCCTTGAGTGGGAGTTCCTCGGCCATGCTTGTAGAATCCAGCGGGAGAGCGAAGGATCACTCCCTCGTGGCCTTCGGCGAGAAGCTGAGCCTCGTAGATGGAGATCTCTTCCATGCTGTGGAGAAGCTGAGTATCGACAAGCTGGCACCAGTTTGGCAGAGCGAGAGACTTGAGATGAGAATTCCTTCTTAAGAATTGGCCTTCGTGATCCCAGAAGTCAAAGACGTGAAAACTGACATCGTCCGGCTTCGCATAGGACATCACCGATGAAGAAGTTCGCCGATAGCAATCTTCGGCAGTTGGATCTCCAGCGATGATCTCTCCATCTAATCCATTGACAATTGAGCCAGCATCTTCCACCAGCTTCTGCACCCATTCTGAACGAACAGGTTTCAGTGACCTTGTGTAAGCGACGCCATCACGAATGAACATGCGAATTCCGTCAAGTTTCGGTTGCCCAAAGAGAGGGAGCTGGCCCTCAATCTTCTCTGGTACGAACTTTCCTGCGAGCATTGGCTTCATGCGGCACCCCCGGCCAAGCGGCCCCTTTCATTGTTGGTCGGAGCGGCTCTGAGCGTCCGCTGAGCGGCCTTGCCCCTATGTCCCGGCACCCTTGGCCCTGCCAAGGGCAACGGCCCGCCACGGCCAGCCCTAGCGGCGTCTGACAGTCTCATTTTGGCCCCTTTCTTAGCGCATTTGCAATTATTAGGAGAATTATGGTAAATGGTCCCAGGAACAGGAGCAGAATATACTCACTCGCTTTGGTTCCTTTCCCGGTTTTCTTCCCATGTAATATCAGACCCTCGCACAGGATCAATGATATTACGAGATAACTGATTAAATACCATCGCCAGTCCATTGGACGAACCCCTCGTTCTGAAATAGACCCTCTGGCACCGGCTCTCTTATTAGGAGAAAATCTGTCCGGAAGATCTTTATGCGTTCGAGCCTCAACATCTTTGCTTGCTGCAAGTTGTAAATTGCCTCAGGGTGGCTAAGATTTACGTCCTGACCAATCCCCAATTGGACAATGACAACCGAAGTCGTCACTGGTCTGGTGAAGTCACCGATTATACGACGATCTTCTGTTATCAGCAACATCAGAAAGGATCCTTGAGTTGTTCAGGTTTGCTCGGTTCATCAGGAGTTTCCCACTGCGTTTTTCCGTGGATCTTCTCCCATTCCTCACGGCATTGTTTCAGCGTTCCGAAGTCATAGAAGTAAGCCCGAACAGTCTGCCGCGATGGTCTATTATCACCTTCCTGATATATGTCAACAGTCCGCCGCTTTTGATCTTTTTGAATATGAGGGCAGACTCTATTCAAGAACCTGCCTAGAGAAGTCTCATTGCCACGACGGTTGAATTTCCATTTCTCAGCATATGCCGTGAAGTCAGTGACCACTGCCTCACATGCAGTTTCTCGCGACCACTCAGCATCCTGGTCTAGCACACGACCATTCTGGAGTTTGCGATACCACCATTCTTCATCAATGCTCATGCTAAGCAGTTTCTGCTCTTGCAGTGCATCGGTCTGTGGAACGTCACGAACTTGGAAGTCAGATATATCGATTTCTTGCAAATGAAACAGCAGAGCCTCCAGTCCGCCGTTGTTTATCTGCTTCATCATGTCACCGAAAAACTTCTTATCCTGCTTGGCCCCTTCACCAACTTCCAGAACGAAATAGCGGCGCTCATCACCAGAAGCTCGAATGATGTGAGGATCATTAGCGGCCATCATCAAGTGAACATAGTTCGGGTATGTCTCAACGTCGACGCCTTTTTGTTCGATCGGGATGCTATCTTCTGTGACGAGCATTTTGAGGACTGATTCATGTTTCTTATCCCCGGCGAAGAACGCTTCGTCAGCGAACAGGCAGATAACATCTCTCAAGTGAGCATTGAAATTTCCGACGAGATGAGAGGGGTTGGCGACATGCAGATAGTGACGTCCAAACAGGCTACCAAAGATCTTCGCGACAATTGACTTGCCGACGCCCTTGCCTCCCCTCATGACGATCGCTACTTCACCCTGGGAAGCAGGAGTCTGCACTGCCCTCGCCATCCACTTCATATAATAATCGTAATACTGCTCATTTCCGTTGCATACATTTTCTTTGATGTGCTGCAAGAAAAGTGAACAGTCGCCGGGCTTCGGTTCGACGCTGAATCCTCTCCAAAGGTTGTAGACTCCTGGTCGGTCACCTTGAGGCATGAAACGCATATAATCGAATTGACGACGTCGTGGGTGAGCCAGCCAATACTTCCCGAGCGGAATTTCAATTGTCTTGCCATCTTTGTCCTGACCGACACCTACTTTGAGATGTGAGTATCGATTTCGAACATCCTCAAATGAGGAGATGGTGAGCCGAGAGCGATTCATGATGTCGTCCTCAACTTCTTCAATCACTCGGCACTTCCCACCGATATTCCCGATAATGGCATGGCGCTCATTCATCATACGAAGGTTGGGATCATCCACATGTTCCTTGGCACGAGTCATTTGCCGAACAGCGTATCGCTCTGGGTTCTTACTTTCTCTGACGGACTCGGCGATGCCCCATTCTGGATCAGTGACAATGCTATAGACAACATCGTCCGGCACCCCGGCGCGGAACAGTTGGCAGATGCAGTCGAACAGCCATGCGGACCGACTGTTATCTCCCTCCTTCGGCTGATCAGGGTGTCTCCCTTGGGCGATGATGACCTTCACTCGATCCGGGACATTCCACTCATCGAGCTCTGCCAAATCAAGAATTCGTTCTACATTACCTGGAACGTTGACAGTGTAACCGCCGACGTGAGTTCCTCCTTGAACGCCAGCCCCACCTTCAATCTGGACACCCTGTGACTTCTTGAATTCAGACAGGTCATAAGTCTTATTGCTGAACTCCATGCAGATTGCGAGTTCTTCAGTTCGACCAGCTTTCTTCTTCTTTGCATCCGGAATATTCACTGTTCCTGGAAGTCGCATAATGCGATCGACATTGTGGCAATGGTCGCCACCGAATACTTGCTCAAGCCTTTTGTTATAGAGCTCGAATTCCTCGGCTTTCTTGACGTCACCGTCTATCGTTACAGATTCTGACAAACGCCAGAAACCTTGATACCCACCACCAGAGAAAACGATAACAGTCGGCTTGGGAATACCCTTGGGGATTTTGTCGGTGAGAAGCCCAAGGGCGCGATCACGCTCCTCGGCAAGATCTCCGTCTGGCGAAGGATCAATATCGATATGAATCCAGTCTGCGGACTTGACGTCTTCCTTAAGTGCCTTGCTGGACATTTCCCGAACGGTTGTGTTCACGTGGAAATAGATATTCCTCGTTCCGTTGTACTGATCCAGCCACTTGAGAAGTTCTTTTTCTTGACCCGCCTTGAAGGTAGAAGTATTGATTCCCTTGCGATCAGTCTGGATAGACGTTAATACCCAAGGACCATCCTTTTTCCACTTCTTTAGGAAGTCAACCGCTGCATTGTTGTCGCCCTTCATACGCGTGACTCCCAGAACTTGACGAGGTCAGCGCAGGAGACTTTACCGGTCTCCATCTGGTTGAACCAGAAGCGAGTTATACCGATCTTCTCGGCACAATTCTCTTGGGTCAAACCGGAGCGCCTGCGAAGAATGAGGCACTGCTCATCCTCCGTCAGTTCACCGAGTTCTGGAAGGCTAACGCTGCCGCTCAGCTCGTCATCGTCACGCTCTACTCGACCGTAAGCATTACGAGTCATGTCGAAACGGCGGGCGATAGTTTCTTGGGACTCTCCAGATCGCCGACGGAAGATCAACAACGTCTCACCAGTTGTCAGCCCCTGGAGATCGAACTTAGCCACTGGAGCAACCTCTCTCTGTCCAGACCTGCTTGGAAATGCAACAGGGCTTCCTCCCTCATCTCTGGTCGTGTCATTTTGCCGAATGTGTTCTTGGCGGTCTCCCCGCTGAAGAAGAACCACTCCCGCGCCACCTGAGCGCAGACTAGCGTCGTTCCCCCTCGTGCCCATCTCCGAGCGAGCCATATACCTTGCTCCTTAGTTAGAGGGTGAGGAAATCGGACCGGGCGAGTGTCAGCCGATTTCGGCCAGAGCTTGAGCCACTTGCATTCGATCCATCCCCCTATATAATTGACGTCTGGTGTTCCGGCCCGCATATGGTTTTCAATTGGAACTGCGTCCAGTGGCTTGAGAGCCCGGACCAGATTTTGCCGCATTCCAGACTCACTCATGAGTTACCACCTTAGCACCTTGATGTTCAGATGACAAGTGTTGAATTTCACCGACGAGGTAAGTGACCCAATAGAATTTGTCTGGTTCAGTTGGTCCTATGATGCCTGAGTCATTCAGGGAAGGATCACAGAAGATTTCTCCGCCAACACACACAACACTATGATTGACACCGCTCCTGCTACGACCTCCAAGAATATACGGGACTCCCGGATTAAGATTCTCCAGGGTTTGCATGATGAGATCAAGATCACCTTCTGGGAAAATAATCTGGAGCTCCCTTATCTTGAAGCGATCCCAAACTTCTCTGAACAAAGGCTGCGACTCCTCCCACGAACGATCCTGATCGAAGAAATGAGGTATCTCTTCTATGGGAACTTCCAGGATGCTTGCGTAACAAGCACGATGACAGTCACCGAACAAACCGTCTTCAGGAACATGTCGATACATCTGTTTCAGTTTAGTTGCCATCGTTTTTCGCCCCCACTGGTCCCCTCTCCTGGGCCTGATACTTGCCCTCATAGGGAATAGTAGTTGGCGAGTCAAGACGATGAAATAGGATCTGGGCAATGCCCATTCCCCTGATCAGTCTCACAGGTTCAATTCCATGATTGGTGAGCTCCAGGGTAAGAAAGCCTGACCAGCCCGGCTCGATAACCGTGTTCTGAACAGCGATCCCACGACGAGCCCAAGTGGACTTATCGTGGACAATGCCAACGACATCTGTCGGCATGTGGAACCGCTCAATCGTAGATGCCAGTATGAAGTCTCCAGGTTCAAGAAGAACTTCTTCAATAGAACCGCTCTCGTCAAACTCAACACGAACATCGTAGCCCGCCGCGCTGAGACCGAAGGTGACCCCTTCATGTCTTGTCCGGACACAGAATGGCTCCAGCATTGGTTCAAGACCAGTTACCTCTGGAGGATGACAGAGAGAAGAGATAGTCTGTGCGCTGAGGATCGTCATTCATCATCCTCCAGTGAGTACATCGGCTTCTGGGTTCCAGCGCGAAGAACTTTCGCCAGATCAGGTGGTGAATAGTTCGGACCCTTCACTACCCGACCAGCATCGCTGATGATGGGCTGACCATTCTCGTCCAACTTGCTCATGTTGGAACGATGAACTTCCAGAAGTCCAGCCTCCTTGTGTTCATGAAGCTCAAGAGTGATGTAGGTTCCATCAACGACGTAGGAGAGATCGACCAGGGCGTCGAAGCTCTCGACGATATCGCGATTGGTGAAAGCATACGCCAGTTCAGCAAGCTCTTCCTGGATCAGCTGAAGACGGATGAGGAGCAGCGCTCCGGCCTCGTCGCCCTGTTCCTTCGCCGAAGCGGCATAGGTCTTCAGACGCTCGCCTAGTTCTGCTGCCGCGCTTGCATAGCTGGCGAGATCACCGAGTGAGATGTCATCATTGAACGTCGGGATATTTGGCCCCACCGAGCTACCGATCGCACAGTTGAAGACTTGGTGGAACTCGTGTACGAGAACCACACCGAGATCTTTGGATTGCATATTGTTTCTCCTTTTCTAAAAAGCGTCCAAATGTGAGAGCTCAATCTTACCCTCGCCCTTGTACTCCATCGAGTTCATGGATTCGAATCGACCATCCATGAATTCCTCACGTGGTCTGCACCAATCTCGTCCATCGGACAAGCTGCGATAGAGGACACCCTGCTTCATAGTGGCCTCAATTAAGAAGTTCTCCGTGATGATCACGTACAGATCTCCAGTTTTCTTATGTCGCCAGATCTTAGACACAGTTATTCTCCTTTGCAATTTCGAGTAGTCTTCTCCGTATCCTTCGATTGTCCGACAACGAGTCTCCAAGTGGGAAATGCCAACGCCTCTTCCCACTCCTATAGATAACCTGCCAGCCACGAGCCTTGGCCTCGTTCGGCTTTATGTTGACACCGTTCTGACGAGTGTGACGAATGCGTCCATTCTCGTCCAAATAATGATATCCGTAATTCTCCCTTAGTTCTTTTCCGGTGAGAATGAAATTTGAGGCAGCGTAGATAGTACCATCGTGACCCTGTGTCCCATCGGAATAGGATACGACAACCCTTATCTCTGGCTTGATTTTCTTAAGCATTCGCATACACCGTGCGATGAACCACGACTCCGCGTTCTTAGGTGTGACATCCTGTATGTGAAGACGATGCAATTCGATTGTCATGTGCTCTTGTCCAATGCCGAAGACGACTCTGCGAACGTTCTCAGAGCAGGACACTGCGAACATGAGAACTCCGATAAGTTCATAGTCAGCGTCAAATAGACCGAAACACGGCGAGGGTCCGTTGTGGCATCCTTTGCTGTAATGATTCGCCCGAATATAGATCTTCGCCGATTTGGGGTCGATCTGCATAACGCTATATGAAGAAATCTCAGACACCTTTGATTTCTCCCCATGAGGGACCGCATTCCGTGTCCACGTTAAAAGGTACGAGAGGTGAGCAGACATCAAGAATGCTATTCTTCATGATGTCACCAGCGGCCTTCGCCTCAGCGACTGAACCAAAGCTGCCGTCGGTTTCGTCGTGGACCTGTAGCTGAAGATAGTAGCCAGCCCGATCCAGATCAACGACAGCCTTTTTCGTTTGGTCAGCAGACGAACCCTGGATCACACGGTTGAGAGCCTTATGTGTCCAATCGTAGGTTCCATCCGGCCTCTGTTCAAAGTGTAGGCGGCGACCCATGACTGTCTTCACATAACCGACAGATTCAGCTCGCTCGCTGGCCTTGGAAGCGATCTTGCGAACATATGGAACTTCGGCATCGAAGTTGTCGAGGATTTCTTGGCCTTCCAGACCAGCGACTTCACGGATATATCCCTCACCGGCACCTGCTCGGGCTTTCCAAGCGTCATGCCGATTTTCGAAATATTCCATTTCCTTGTTGCGCCCATAGCCTTTGATCAAAGCCCAGCGAGTCGGCTGACCAATATCGATGCAGAGCTTCGCTCCACCTTCGCCGTAGCACAAGCCGAGGAAGATATTCTTGGAATACCCCCGGTTCACCTTGTAGGCTCCCTTGAGATCATTCGCGAACCATTCGTCCACCTGCTCATCCCCATGGATGAGTCTTGTCATCATATCGTGGTTGTCAGTGGTCGGATCATCACGATACCGCTTGGCAGCTTCCTGAGCCTTGGGGAGATCCATGAGAGCGGCGAAGTGTGTCGTCCAGCGAGGCTCTTGCTGAGAATAGTCGTTACAGCCCCAGATCGCCCCTTCCTCCGGGATGAAGATCTTGCGCCATTCGCCGGCGATGACTGGATCACGGTCAGGGCTTGGCTGCTGTTGGAGATTGGGGTCTGTTGCAGAGAGACGACCATACCGGACGCCCTTCTGATCACGATCATCTTGTGACTGTGCAATGATCTGATGGAAGGAGCAATGGATTCGCCCGTTGGTCTGATACTTGTGAATTGAAGCTGCGAACGTGGTCCGCATCTTATTCACCTTACGAGCATGTTTCATCGCCTTAGCGACAGGATGATCTAAACCATCCAACATCTCGGCATCAATTGACGGTGCTCCAGTGCTCGTCTTCTTCAACTTCACGCCAATAGATTCTAGAGCCGGGGCGAGAGCTCCAGCCTTCCAGACATCGCCGACATCAATATGAACACCAGTATGATGCTTGATGAGGCGGAGGGCTTCGGTCTCCTCGGTATGCGACCAGTTCTCAATGGAACGGAGTTTGTTGAAATCAATCCGAACGCCTCGTTGTCGCATCTTCACTAGGACTGGCAAGAGCGCGGTCTCCAGATCAAAGACCTGCCAGAGATCATCACGATCGATAGCTTCGCGCTGCTTCTCGTAGATGAGCAATGGCGCGTCCACATCGTTCTCAGCGTACTCGCCAACGTAGCGAGCAGGAAGACGCCACATCCCCTGACCAGGATCAAGCCCCATTGACCGGGCAGCTTCGAAGAGAACGTCTGTCTCTTTGCCTTTGACGCCCCATCGCTCACCAATGTTCTTCAGGCTGTACGATTTGTGAAGTTCGTATATCAGAGGATCTGCGACCTGTATATCACGGAACTTGACATCGGGATGGAATTCCAATTCGTCGGTCGCAGCGAAGTCAATGTCATACGACAGATTCGCACCAACGATCTCTCCATCGAAATTCTTCAAGTTGTCCCGCAGATACCGCAGGACTTCATCGACAGGAAGGTTATCACCGCCCTCGTGCCTTATCGGGAGATAGTGCTTCGGACCACCTTCAATCTTGAAGCCCCATCCGGTTGTGTAACTTCCTCTCCTTGGACCTGGACCGAGATCACGGAGTTGAACATCCTTTGTCTCACAGTCAAGTGCAATTCGTTTTGCACCAGCCCAGGAAGGGAGGTCTGAAATCTTAGGAGGGCTCCAGGAGCTCTCCGGTGTGAAGAAACTCATCTGGATCGCTCCTCCTAAGTTCGGGTTGTGTTTTTTGCGAGATGCCATGCCTTAGCTCAACTCCCCGCAACCACGACCCGGCTTGCCGGGGTCTTCGGGATCGACGAACTTGTCCCACGGGAGCCAGCCCTTCGGACAATGGAAGCCCCACTTGCGGATCTTCGGTCCGGTTATGAACAGGGTCCATGCGTCGCCGTCAGGCAACTTCAGGAAGTGAGCATATTCTTTGCCACGCCACTTCCAGTCGCCCTTCCGGATATGGTTGACCCGAAATTCCTGGGTCATGTTCTGCCCAAGAGTAGGGCCGAGCCATTCGATGAACTCCTCATCTTGCGGAAGGAGCTCATGCTCCTCAATATGACCGTGAAGACAGAGAGACAGTGACCACCACGGATGATCATGAGGAGCCCGATCATCGTCATCGTGTCGCATGTGATGCAAGTAGATGTTGAAGACCTTGTTCCTTGGCAGAATCCACCAGCGCCGCATATACGGATCCTCGAGATTGGGTCCGATGAGGAAGTCAGGCTTCCGCTTAGGCGGAACCATCCTCCAAATCGCTGCTGCGAGTAGCTTTCCGATCATTTACTGCCCCTTTCGTGCAGATTGAGGTTAAACTGCGACTGTCAGACCGTTGCCAGCCCCACCCGCCGTGCTATGCCCCGGCCAGCGCCGTGCTCGGAGCCGCTCAGAGCGGCCCTTGGCACCGCCCCGGCACTATACCGCCCCGGCACCGCCCCGGCCACCAGCGGCCTTCTGAGCATTCTTGATAAGCACGTCCAAACGGTCCAACGCCAGCTTGACAATTTCCACCGGGCAGGTTCCGCTGAGGTTCCAGATAATCTCTTCCTCAGCCTGCTGAATCTGGTTGCACTTGATGAACTTCTCAGTGAGAACCCTCGTCCGATAGCTGGCTTCACGATAGTGCCAGTCCGCTCCGGGAAGATGCCGCGTAGCGATGATCTTCTCCAGATACGTCTTGGCTTTCACGAGATCTTGGACCCCGTTCTTCTTATGCCAGCGGCTAAGATACTTCGTGGCGTTACCAACGAGATAACCGATGCCAGTTTCCTGGACCCAGTCCCAATGCTGATATTCAGCCTGATAGTGATTGCCACCTTCTTGGCAAACGAAAGACCCAGACCGATCATTGAGATACTCAGTCGTTACCTCGTCCTTCGGGCAGTCACACATCTTGGTATCGTATCCGCATTTATCACAGTTGCTGTGTCCCATCTTACTCTCCTAGCCGAGCTCGTCACACATTTCCCACGGAGCGGTCTTCAGCTCCGCATAGAATGCAGCCGGGACAGAGGGCCAATTATCGATTTCCATTTCGATATAGCGCATGATCTTCCTCTTGGGCTTTGACAACCCTCGGTGACCCAATTGTTCTTGATCGAGACAGAAAAGGAAGAACTCCAAAGCGTCGATTGCTTTCAGCCACTGCTCTTCTTCAGGAGTGAGCTCGTCCCAGTTGAAGCCGGTGCCAGCAAGGATCTCATCCTCATGCTTAGCATACTTCTCCTTGTCGAACCAGTGACAATTATATTTCGCCGGCGATGGAATATCGCCAGTGAGACGCTCCGGCTTGTCGTGGGACAGGATAGCCCAAAGGAGACGAGAGGGAGCATCAGGATTCAGCACCCTCAGCAGGCACAGAGCGCCATAGGTATGCTGAGCGATGTCATACTCACCGATGATGCGGTGAATGTGGAGGCGGCGAACCGCCCCCGCTTCGCGAGCGAACTTCACTCGCTGAACTGCTGTTTCGAGTTGATAGCTCATGATGCCCTCCGGAGAAGCCACTCTTCGCAGGCCAGCTTCCAGTCCGTGGCTTTGCAGCCCTGGAGTTCGTGGAAAGCTGCTTCTGCACGAGCCGCCTTGTCGCCCTCGGTGTCCTTCCAGGCGAACCAGGAATTCCAGATCGGGTTGACAACCTTCCGGAAGAAGCGGTCCCGCATGGCTGGCACCGGCCCTTCGTCCATGAACATCATCAGGTCCGAAATCCATTCCTCGATCGGACCGTTGACCATCGGGAAGGGAGTGACCGCAGCCATACCCTTGCGACCGTGTTCGTAAGGAAGATCGAACGGCTTCGGTTCGTGTTCAATGATGGACTTGTGCTTGTCGAAGACGTCGACATAGGCATGGAAGTCATTGCTGACTTGCCAGTAGCGACCGATCGGAACGCCGACCCACGCAGCCATGAATTCCTGGAGCATGGACATGTGAACAGCGTTCGCCCCATATGCGCCCCAGATGATGTCATTGCTGCGATTGCAGACAGTCATGTTCAACCGACCGTCGGTGCCGATCTTGAAGTAGATCTGCGTGTTGCAGGGAACGTCCTTGCCGACCCGACCGAGATCAACTTCAGCGTCCCACATCTGAACGACACAGCGCCGCTCATTGGGATTGGCCTTCAGCATCTGAACGACTGTTTCCAGCTGATTGAATGGGACGTAGAGACCGCCGCCATCCTCGGGAACTTCGGGATCGGCCGGAACTTCCTTGGCGAAGTGGTTGATCCAGCGATATCCGTACGGACCATGGAAGCTGACGCCGTCATCGCTGAATTGGCTGATCGTGCTGTTGAATTGCGAAATCCACGCAACATCATTCCGCCCGGCGAGCATCCACAGACCTTCCATGAAATGGAAGAACGGGTTGGCATCCCTGTCAGCCCAGAAGATGACACGCTCGTCAGGCTTCTCGTAGAGCGTCGTCACTGGCTCGGGCATGACCAGCACATCGCCGACCCTGCTTTCTCTGCGAATGCCGTTCATGTTCAGAAGGCACATTCCCTTCTGCAGAGCCTCATGAACGTTTCTGACCTTGATTGTCTGCATTGCTTTTCTCCGCAATTTGGTTGAAGATTATTGTGACAGGTCCGTCGACCTCTTTCAGCTTGCGACGAATTTCGCGCTGATCGAGGCCGATGATCTTACCGGCGATGGAAGCTGCTGTCAGTAGAGTGACGAACGTCAACCTGGGATCGCCGGATTTCCCGTTGACGAGCGTGAGCGCTTCCAGTGCTGTCTTGGTGGGATTCAGCATCAGTTGAGGTTCCTCATCGGTTTGAAACCGGGTGACCAGTACCAGTTCTCTTCATCAACTTCTTCAAAGCTGTAGTAGAGCTGACCGGCGATTGCTTTGCGACCGGAAACAGTGAGCCTCATCCCACGATGAATGGCTTCGCTTCGGTCACCGAAAGCGTTATACCAATCATCGTGCTGACAGATGCACTTCTCGCCGACTTCCATGTTCACACCCTACGAGTTTGCGGAGGCGCGAGCCTTCTTCCAGTAGACCGTGACTTCGGTCCGCTCGCGCAGGGAGGGATCGCCAGTCTTGTTTTTCTTCTGGCGAATGTTGACGAACCCAGGATGGAGCTCAGCCAGCCTGTGAGCCGACGCCGCTTGCGTGTCCAGAGTGCGATAGTCCGACGATCCACCCGGCGCATTCGTTCCGCCCTGATTGTAGCAGAACTCGGAGATCAGATGGTTGTCGTAGCCGAGACGCAGCAACTGGAGGTTGACGTCGAAGTCGTTCATGGGATTCATGCGATCGTGTTCGATACGATCATCCAGGAACAGCGAGCGCCGATAGATAATGCAGCCGTTGAGACGAGTGTTGGGGTTGCCCTCGGGCTCCAGCCGGTTGTTCCCCTGACGCATGGAAATGCCGACGCCGTAGAGGTTCGGGTTCGATGCGAACAGACCGTTGATCTGTTCGAACATATCTTCCCAGTCGTCCTCCTCCATCTTGCGGAGCTGCGGCTCGAACGGATCGATGCGGCGGAAGAAGACGAAATCATCGTCACACAACATGACGAGCTCATCTTCCACATCACGAGACATCAGCTCCAGCTTCTTGCCGAGCAGGTCGTTCAGGGTACTGACAGAGCGGATATTCAAGCCGGGATTCGCCTTGGCGTATTCCGCTTTCTGCTCGACAGCGACGTAGACCCGGACATCTTCCTGATAGGCTTCAGGAATTTGAAAAGGCGTACTCATCGTCTTGGGACGAGAGCGAGAAGGGATCAGGATCTTCATTGTTACCTCCAGTTGAGGGTTTCAGTATAACCCGTTAGCGTTCAGATGACAAGCGGAGACTTTCCGCTTCCCAAGCATCGCGACACATATCTTCCAGTGTCCGAGTGGGCTTCCACCCTGTTTCCTGGTTGATGAGATTGCAGTTCGCGACACTGTGCTGAATGTCTCCCGGATGAGGCTCTACGGGAGGCGCTCAGATAGTTGTCATAAATCAGGACTTCATGCCCTGCGAACAATGCCTCAATGGCAACATGGGAGCCGACATATCCGGCTCCCCCGGTGATGAGTATCTTCATAATTACCTCGGCCGATATTTGGAGCGAGGGCGACCCTGTACCAGCTTGACCCGCTGGTATTTATCGAACTCGCACAGTTGGAATTGAACATCGGTCGGATACAGATGCCCATATTCGGAGGGCCAGTGTTCGGATTGGTCCTCGACGAGCTTGAGGATCACCTCCAGCGCCTTGGCTGGCCGGATGGTGTTATGCTCCGGCCACTCGTAACCGAGCAGCCTAGCAGCCCCTCTGAGCGCTCCAGGGCCTATCGGAGTCCAGCTTGCATAGTCGTCAGGTAGCGTGAGCTTGTAGCCGTCCTGATCAGCTGGAGCATCCCAGAAGTCCGTCATCATGGTATCCAGGAGGATCTCCTTTGTCATGAATCCGGTGCCACCGAAGCCGCCAATCTTGGACATGGCTTCGGCCACTTTCTGCCAGCTTCTTGTCATTTGAACGATTTTAAGAAGCTCAGGAACTTTGGCGTGAAGATCCCTCAGGAAGTAATCGACGACAACTTCTTGCTTGGGAGCGCTAATCCCCTGATTGGTGATCACGTAAGCCCCTGTGAAGACCCGTTGTTTGGAGTCCAGGCGGCGAGCAGCCGTGTCAATGATCTCCTCAAAGTCGAAGGTGTCGTACTCTTGCCAGCCAACTGCCTCGGCGAATTCAAAGGTGCCGAAGTAACGGTAAAGAGCACAGTTCATCAAGATCGCACGACGATCGTCGCTGCGGTTCTCGGAATAGAAATTCTCCCGGAGCTGAGTGGTGGTCCAGTCGTGGAACCGACGCACATTTGTGAATTTGAATTCCTGGAGGATGGGATCATCAGTCCAGGGACGAGGCAAGCCCGCCTCCTTTTGGAGACGGACCTGCTCGCGTTCCCGCATGAAGGCGAAGAACGCGCCGGTGTTGACCGGCGCTTCCATTACGAGGACTTCTTCGCGGCGGCAGCTTCGGCTTCGGCCTTCTTCTTGGCTTCAGCCTCGGCCTTGGCCTTCGCCTTGGCTTCCTTCTCGGCAGCCTTGGCCGCTTCCTTCTCGGCCTTCGCCTTCGCCTTGGCCTCGGCCTCTTCAGCCTTCTTGGCCTCACGCTCGGCCTTCGCCTTGGCGCGCTCTTCCTCGCGCTTCCGCTTGGCCTCGGCCGGGTTCTCCAGGCCCTCGCGCTTGTACCACGCGTCCATCCCGGCCTGATATTCTTCCTCGGTCGGGTCGTGCAGCTTGACGAAGCCGTTCTCGGCGTACCAGTAGATGTCGAGCGGCGTCATGTTGTCGCCCTCGATCGTCTCCAGGACCGTCATGCCGTCCTTGTAGTTGTCCCAGCGATCCTTGACGCGATCGGGTTCCTTGATCTTCTCGATCTTGCGGAACATATTGCGGGTCGGCCGCTTGACCTTTGCCGGCAGAGCGCCCTTGACAACGCGAGGCTCCTTCGGTTCCTTCGGCTTGGCGGGCTTGCCGCCGTCGCCGGAGCCGGCGAGATCTGCATCGTCGGTATCGTCGAACTTCAGCAGGGCCTTCCAGGTGGCGTCGCGAGCCTGATCGATGTCCTTGAAGCCCTTGATGCGGGCGACGCCGAGATTTTCGGCGACGATATTGCGGAGGCTGAGCAGCGCCTGTTCGTCCATCTTCGAAAGCGAATCTTGGGTGTACGTCTTGCCCTGGAATTCGACAGATTTGGGATCACTCATCTTCATTTCTCCTTGATGTAAAGTAGGTGTTGCACTCACTGGCTCAATGACAATGGCACATCGCCGCGCAAAGAGCAACACCTATTATTCGGCCAGCGACGATCTTAGTCGGCGCAATCACCAGTACGCTGTCCGGTGACCGGGTCAAACGAACAAGCCTCGCCTTCCGCGAAATCCTTCTTCTCAGCAGTGGTTTCCATGTCAACAGACTTGACGACTTCGTCGTAGTTTCCGTTCGGCCGATACGTCGTGCAGCCCTTAGCTCCCCCTTCGTAGGCCATGAGATAAAGGTTCTTGAAGTCATTGTAGGGGAAGTCTGTCGGCACGTTACAGGTTTTACTGACGGCCGAATCGATGTGACGCTGGGCGGTGCAGAGAACTGCGACATGCTCAGCGGCTGTGACGTCCTGGGCTCGCTTGCCACGAACACCGAGTTTATTGACGCCGAAGTCAGGAACATCAACGACGATGGTTCCCTCAGTCATGATCTGTCGGCGTTTCTGCGAGTAGCCAAAGATCGGTTCAATACCCGACGACACGTTGTCGGCACAGAATGAGATGGTACCAGTCGGTGCGACACTGGTGAGATGAGAGTTCCTGATCCCGTACTTGCGGATCTTATCCTGAACGTCTTTATCCAGGGTTTTGATGAACTCGCCTTCGCAATATAGGTCAGCATCGAAGAGAGGAAATGGTCCCTTAAGCTGAGCCAGATTCACGCTGGACAGATAGCAGTGACGCGTGATGAATCGCATGATGCGATCTTCAAGTTCGATGAACTTTTCGCTGCCGTAGGGACGGCCCATAGCTTCGATGCAGTTCGCCAGACCGGTGACACCGAGACCCATCCGTCTCTTCGCTTGGGCTTCGATCCGTTGTTCCTGGAGAGGGTAGCGAGCACGATCAACGACATTGTCCATCGCACGAACAACTTCCGGAATATCAGACTCCAACTGATCCCAGTTGAAGACCCACTCCCCATCGTGCTTGACGAGGTATTGTGGCAGGTTGAACGAGCCCAAGAGACAGGCTCCGTACGGAGGCAGAGGCTGCTCGCCGCATGGATTCGTCGCTGCGATCGTTTCGCAATAATAGAGGTTGTTCATGCGATTGATCGTGTCGATGAACAAGACTCCTGGTTCGGCCCAGTCGTAGGTTCCACGCATGATCATTTCCCAGAGCGCCTGAGGATCAACCTCACGGTAGACCTCGCCACCAAAGGTGAGTGGGAATGGCTTGCCAGACTGGACGCACTCCATCAACTTGTCAGTAATACCGACAGACATGTTGAAGCCTCGCAACGGGCGATATTCATAGGGGACTTCCTGAGCCGCCTGTTTCGCACGGATGAAGGTTTCAATGTCCGGGTGATCACACCGCATGACCAGCATTTGCGCCCCTCGTCGGTTGCCAGCGGACGAGGTCGCTCGGCAGACAGCATCATAGATGGGAGCAAAGGCCAGTGGCCCGTCGGTTGTGGACTGGACACCACGGATAAGGTCGCCACGAGGCCGGAGGGTGCTGACATCGTAGCCGACGCCGCCGCCTTGGCGCATGGTGATCGCTGCCGCCTTGGCAGTATCCATGATGGAGAGGGAGGGGTGTTCACCATGACGGAGTTCAGCGAGCTCTTCATCCGTTGGTCCGTCGGTGAAACTGTCGTGAATGGTCGGCATCACGAAACAGTTGTAGGGCGTAACATTCTTGAGACTACCCATCGCGGCCTGAACTCGGCCGGGTGGCATGAACCGCATGTTCAGGAGAATATTCCTGAAAGACATGTAGTGGTCATGGTCATCTTGAAGAGAGGCGGCAATTCTGTTCATCGCCTCCCTGAAATTCTCGCCTTTGCCACGATACTTCTCAGCGTGAGTTGCATCGCATTCAGGAACGGTCGGTCCAATCATCGAGTTCTCCTAACTTCTCCTGGGCTTCTGCCAGATGCTGTTGCGCTTCCTCCACATACGAACGCCACAGATGCCGTTTGACAATCATGGTAACGATCAAAAAACCGGCTCGGCATATGTGGAGATGCGCCGAGTCGAGTATCTTGGCTATCCCAGGACGAGGAGTTGGTGACCGCTCGTCAGTTCTGTTGCCCAAAGAGGAGTTCCTTGGAGCAGAGGTATCTCGCTGATTTCGGGGGAAATGATCACGACCCATTCGGTCTCTCCCATCTTGTCGGCGGGAATGATCGATTTGATGTCCTCCGGAATAGTCTTCAAGTGCCAACCGAACACTGACGGCTGACCTTGACCCGAAGTCATCTTCGTGACGATAGCGACGATCGCCGCTGCCATCTGTTTCCCCATGTCCTCGCCAGCTTTGACGTAGGCAGCTTGGAGCTCCTCCGTCATCTGCTGAACTGGATTCACATTCGGACCACGGTTAGCTTTTCCGCCGCCCTTGTTATTCCCGTGTAGAGCCATCTCCATCTATCCTTTCTGAAGCAATAAGACTCGTCAAACAGCAGAACACTATTCCACTGACTGCCCTGAGCCTTGTGAACTGTGAGAGCGTAACCGTAGTCGAACTCCTGAGCTTCCTTTCGTTCAAACCATTGGAGATCATCACCTTGGCCTAGAAAGTAGTGCTCATGAGCCATGACGCTCTGTGCGAAACGCTCGTTGTCTGGGACTATGTCCATCATGACCTTGTGGTCCATGATTCCGCCAACACTTGACACCTGGAAGATTGCTCCGTTCAGGAGTCCTGCGTCATGATCATTCCTGAGGCAGACCAAACGATCGCCGATCACGGGATACGGATCATTGTGATCCTTCAAGGTCCGAACTCTCTTGTTGGTTGCGAACCGTGTCTTGTTCTTGCCAACAAGAATTTGATCAAATGCCAAAGCAAGGTCTGGGTCTATCTTCTCACCGGCGATTACACGACACTCATTCCCGAGCTCACCGAGATCAAGCGGACGCTCATTTCTCACTTGGGTTGCCATGCGGATAATTGGGGATTCTTCAGCTTGACGATGGATCTCTTCAAGCATGACATTTGGACGAACGTTCTCTGTGAAGTAGCCAGCCCCACCGACTGGAGGCAGCTGAGCCGGATCGCCCAAGACGAGGACCTTAACTCCAAACGAGAGTAGGTCAGCACCCATCCTAGCGTCAACCATAGAACACTCGTCAATGATGACCAGCTTGGCACCCCTGACTTCGCTGTCCGGATTGATGACGAAGAACGGTTGCTTGAGACTTTCCCGCTCTTGCTCGATCATCTTAGTGAGATCTTTGACCCTTGGATTCTTCTCAGGATCCTCGCCCTCTTCACTGAGTTCGTCCAAGAGTTTCTGTAGCTGGATCTCCATTTCTAGGAGCTGAGCCTTACCCTTGTCCCTGGAATGGTAGATCAGTGAATGGATTGTCGTTGCGCCCTCGCAGCCTTTCGACTGGAGGACGTAAGCAGCTTTTCCTGTGAAGGCAGCGAAGAGGACAGTCCCCGTCACACCTTCCGCCAGATGTTTCGCAAGAGTGGTCTTGCCAGTCCCGGCGTACCCGAACAGGTGAAACACCTGCTCCTCACCGTTCAGGAGCCAATCCCGAACGGCTGATAGGGCATCATCCTGCTGAGGTGACCATCTCATACCCGACGGGTCCTCCACCCTTTCGTGGCATGAAGATAATGCTCACGACCATCTTTCACGAAACGGCGAATGATGCGACGATCTGGCTGGCCCTTCTTGGACCGCTTCTTGATCATCGGCATCATCATGCGGGATTGCGGCGGAGCAATGTCTGAGATCAGACTTGTCATGATGTTTGAAACGATTTCCATGTCGACTCCTTCAGTCGCTGGAGAAAAAGGTGGCCGGAAGGGGAGCGGGCGAGATCACCCTTCCGGCCTAGGCTCACGTCCTGGGGAGGAGGATCAGAACGGAGCCTTGTCGCCCTCGCCGCCACCGCCATCTCCGCCAGTGGCAGCGTTCTGCTGATGGTTGAAGTCAGCGCGGGCGACGCCGTTCAGCACCATGTCACGAAACGAAACGGCCTCGTCGAGGAGCGCCTTCTCGTCAGCAGGGTTGATCAGCGACTTCGCCCACGTTTCCTTGAGAGGATTGATGGCGAAGTTCGCATAGGTGCCGGACTCGTTCTTCTGCTTGACCGACTTGATCCGCGCCCGGTTCGCGAACATCGGAGGCTTGCCCTTGATGAGATACATCGAGGTGAGCCAGTCGCGATAGGGCTTGATCTTCGTCGAGCTGAACGAGATGACGGCGAAGGATTCAACTTCAGTGCCATCGTCATTCAGGAGCAGCCCGTAGACGTAGTAGGTCTCGATGACCTCGTTGTCGCCGTGCTTGAACGCGATGCGCTTGCCGTCGGACCCCTTCGGCGGGATGCGCGAGCCACCGTTGGCCTTGATGAGATCCTGGACAAGTTCACCGGCCGGATCGTGCATACCGACGAATCCGCCTCCCTTGTTCCGCGGAATCCATTCGACCCATGCTTCCTCCTTGTGAACAGGCAGGAACACGAAGCCGTTGTCGGCCTTGATGAGCTCGCCCGTGACCGTGTTCAGCATGTCGCCGGTCTTGGCACCAGGAACGAGTTCTTCTTCGACTTCCGGGGAGTTGGACTGGAGCAGGTTCATGAAGGGAATCGAAAGGTCGGAACCCTTCGTATCTTCAAAGCCGACTCCGGCCATCTCGCCATAATTGTAGGCTGCGACAGCGCCGCCTTCCTCTTTCTTCACAACGTCTTTGCCAGCCATAGCTAGGCTCCTTTCTCAGTTGATGCCTCACCCGAGGCGTTGGGGACTGACAGTGCGGCGGTGAAGTCAGCCAGTTCACATTCTAAGCGGGTTGTTCGAGGGGCGCGCCCGCACCGCTATGAGCGCCCACCATACAATCGTATAGAAGAAGTGGATATCTCATGTTACTTGATCTTCGCGAACCGTTGCCGGAACACGCCGAAAAGCTCAAGCGGAAGCTCTGCACCGTTCTCAAGCTGCTCACGCACGAATGCGTCGAGCGTCTGCCAGTGAACATTGCGTTCACGCTTCACGTTGAGTGGGGTTTCGCTTTGTTCGAGTTGCTCCTCGAACTTCTTCGCCCATTCCTCCTGATCCCGGCCGAACTCCACGATGAAGCGTCGCTTGATGAGCGAGCCGTGACCGTGGTCATCGAGCCAGCGCATTGCGAGGGGCTTCTTGTCGCCCCCGATGCTGGCACGAATCTTCTCGCCAACCTCGATGACACGTCCGTCTGGCAGATTGATCTTGCCTTCCAGACCGTCCATCAGCTTGGGGATTTCATGTTCGGTGATGCGCTGCTGATTCTTCTTGGCTTCGTCGAGCAGTGCTTCCAACCGCGCGACTTCTTCATCAGCAGCCTGTTTCTGATCAGCGAGGCTGGTGAGCGCTACCATCAGGTTCCCACCAATGGCTGGAGCATCATCCTTGAAACCGGAATAGTCCGGGATACTGTCGTCGCTCATACGCTGGCCTCCGTTAACGGAGCGGTGACACCGTACCACCACTCAGACCCTATTAGTACCACTCCCGAGTTCATCTGACAACCTAAAACATTCG